GGAACATTTACAATTCAGTTTCCAGCTTTCACAACTTCAGCAGCAATATTGAGATTAGCATAATTTAAGGTACTGAAGCTATGGCAGAGTATACTTATACAGTAACCGTAGCTTCAGGAGACCTATATGGTGGTGGCACAGGTAACGTTTTTTATTTAAACGGTGCTAGAAATTCTACAGGACCAGGAACAGTAAGTTGGGTAGAAGGGGGCACTTTAAGATTTGATCAGAGTGCATCATCAAATGATAACCATCCATTAATTTTTTCTACAAACACAAGCACCTCTGGAATTATTTCTTCAGGAGTCACATATTATTTAGACGGTTCAAGTAACCAAGCTAACTACACCAACACCACAACTTTTAACGCAGCCACAACCCGTTATGTTGAGATAACACCATCCTCTCAAACTGATTTTTATTATTTATGTTATGTTCATGGCATTGGCATGGGTGGTATTTTTGATATCACTTCTTCAACATGGGGAGCTTTAAGTTGGGGTGCAAACGCATGGGGTAATCAAGCTGACATAGATGTTGATGTCACTGGAACCTCTTTAACATCTTCAATTGGATCAGAATCAATTAGTATTGATGTAACTGTTCAACCGAGTGGACAACAGATTACTTCATCACAAGGAACATCTATCGGAGGAACTTCTGTTTTAGTTTCAGTAACTGGAAATTTAGAATCTTTAGGTGTAGGTCAAGTTGTATCTGGAATTGGTGCATTAACTACTGGATCGTCAATGTCATCAAGTATAGGTTCAGTTACTATAGATGAGGAAGCTTTAACAGGAGAAGGTTGGGGAAGAGCAGCATGGGGAGAATTTGCATGGGGTGTAAACTATTCAGTTGCTTTAACAGGACAATCTTTAACATCGTCTATTGGAAATGAAACAGCTTTTACAGATGTCACTATTCCAGTTACTGGATCACAGATTAGTTCTACTCTTGGTAATTTTTCAATTATAAGTGATATAGGAATAACAGTTTTTGCTGCTGAAGATCAACTTGATTTCTCAATTGGAACATTAAGTTTTGATGCGGATGCAAATGTGACAGTGTCTGGAGTATCCATGACATCCTCACAAGGAACAGCTGTAGGTGGCTTAAAAACTCCTGTTGATGTAACAGGTATACAAGGAACTTTAAGCCAAGGAGATATATCTCTTGTTCAAACAACGATAGAACCTGTATCAGGTATTGCAGCAACGATGTCTCTTGGAACTCATGCTGAAATACCGGGTCAAATGATAGGTGTCTCAGGGCTTTCAATGACATCAGCTTTAGGAGAAGAAGGACCTATAACAGGAGACGCAACAGTTATTCCTACAGGCATACAATTGACGGGATCTATCGGAAATTCTAATATTACTGCGTGGAGTGAGATAGATTTAGGAGTATCTAATACATGGACGGTAGTTGATTTAGCTGCTTGATTCATGTAAAATGTAAAATTATTAAGGAGAATTTTTTATGGCATCTAGTTATTCAAGTGATCTCAAATTAGAGTTAATGGTTACTGGTGAAAACGCTGGTACTTGGGGTGATAAAACAAACACAAATTTAAACTTAGTTCAACAAGCGATTGCAGGCTTTGAACAAATTACACTTTCATCAGGTGGAACAGTAGCACTTGTAATGTCAGATGGTGCTATATCAAACGCAAGAAATTTAGTAATTAAATTTGCTACAATTACAGCAGCATCATCTACTGTTTGTACTATACCTGATTCAATAGAAAAATTTTATATCTTTGATTGTACTGCAGTTACAAATCCAAGTAACCTTACAATCAAAACAGCTTCAGGAACTGGATTTTCTCCTGACGCACAAAAAATTTATGCAGCATATTCTGATGGAACAAATTTAACTGAAGTATCATTAGATACTCTTGGTGGTACAATCGGAACTGCACAAATTGCAGATGATGCTATAACAAATGCAAAAATTGCAGATGATGCTATTCGAGCAGCTCAACTTTCTGACAATGCTGTTGTCACAGCTGCAATCAATGCAGATGCTGTTACTTCAGCAAAAATTGCAGACGACGCTGTTGGAGTAGATCAACTTGCAAACACAGCTGTCACAGCAGGATCATACACAACTGCTGATATTACAGTTGATGCACAAGGAAGAATTACATCAGCTGCAAGTGGATCAGCAGGAGGCGGAGGATTTGTACCTAAACTTTCAGTAGCTGGTCCCTCTTCTGGAACTTACACTGCAAACTCAAACGCAAATAAAATTTTAGCTTACGCTGGAAGTGGATCTGGCGGCGGAGGCGGCGGCGGAGCATCTGATAATACTCCAGGCGGAAGTGGGGGAAATGGCGGCGGTGGCGCATTTGGTGTTTACTTGCATCCAATATCAGCTCCTTTTTCACAACCTTATGCTGTAGGTGGTGGTGGTAATGGCGGCGGTGCAACTACCATGACAAATAATGCACAAGCTGGATCTGGAAACGCAGGAGGAACTACATCTCTAGCAAATGTATTTAATCTTACAGGAGGTAACGGTGGAAACGGAGGTAGACGTTATCCACAAGCTTCAGGAAATAATGGAACTGGAGGTTCAGTTTCTAATTCACCTGCTACAGAACAATTAGGATTTGGTAACGCAATGTCAATATTTCAATTAAGTGCTACCGCAGGAACAGCAGGTAGCGGAGGCATAGGTGGTCAATCTCCTACTGGTCCAGCTGGAAATGGACAAAATGGTGGCACTGGAGCTGCTGGTGGAATAGCTATTTATGAAAATATAGGATAATTATTATGGCAAAATATTTAATTTTTAACTCAGATGGAATGCTAGTTTATTGTGCAGATAGTGATACAGAAAAAGATACAATGGTTGGCTATTCAATAAATCCAGTCGTTTGCACAGATGATCAATTTAATGATGTGCAAAAGAGAAAAAAAAGCTGTACTTTTGTTGATAACAATTTAATCTTTAATGATTTAGATAACATAATTCAAGTTCAATTGGATGATGCTGAATTAGCTAGACCTGAAGAAGAAAGAGGATCTTTAGAAGACTTACAAGCTGGTGCAATTAAAATAATTAAAGATCATATTGATGATTATATTAAAATCGTTGAAAATTATTTAAGAGATCATTCAAGCGATTATTGGTCAAGCTATCTAGAATCTTTAAAAAATATTGATCAAAATTCAATAACAGTTCCCTCTACATCATCTACTTTTGAAGAGTGGTTATTAGCACAACCTAGTTTTCCTCAAAAAACTATTTTACAGTTGAAATAATTTTCTAATATTATATTAAACATTTATGTTTAAAAATATTATTGAGTTTTCGACTCATGAAGATTTATTAGAAGATAAACTATTACAACCAATTCCAGCTAAGCAAGATATACCAAATTGGTACAAGAATTTAGAAAAGCATTCAATTAATAATTTTAGTATTAAAGGATGTATTCCTGTAAGGGATATGATTATGGGAGGTTATTTATTAAAATTACCTATAACAATGATGATAGATTTTAACAAATTTAATCCTGAAATAAATAAAAAAGATGTTTTTGTTAAATATGGAAGAATCGAAAATATGGAAAAAGAAAAATTAATGGAATATAATATTAATTTTGATAATTCTGCGCATGCAACAGAACAATTAGGTGATGAAAGTCCTCACATTAAAAGAAATAAATTTTTTGCTGTTCCTAAAATTTTAAATCCGTTCTTAATTAAAACCCCTCCAGGTTACTCTTGTTTGTTTATACCTCCTCAACATAGATCTAGAGATTATTTTGAAATATTACCAGCTATTGTTGATACTGATAAATATTTTAATTTTATAAATTTTCCTTATACTTGGTGTGGAGAAAAAAAAGAAAATTTTAATGTTGTTATTAAAAAAGGAACACCTTACGTACAAGTTATTCCATTTAAAAGAGAAAATTGGAAATATATATTAACAAAAATAAATCAAAAAAAAATTTCTAAATTTAATGTAAGATATAACACAAATTTACTTAATATTTATTTAAAAAATATTTGGTCTAAAAAAACATGGAATTAAAAGACTACATTAAAATATATGACAATGTTATGCCATTGCCAACTTTATCTCAGTTAATAAGATTTGTTAATACAATAGATTTTTTTGAAGGCAGAATTGGTAAAAATAATGAGGTTAATTTAGAAATAAGAAATACTTATGTAAAAGAAATATCTAACATGCATGAAGATTTAGCAATAGTTCATTGGAATAATTTTTTATACCGTCTTATGAGAAACTATATTGCAGATTATAATAAGCCTTATCCTGAAAGTTATAACCCCAGTATAAATGCAATACAAATTTTAAAGTATAATCCTGGAGGTTTTTACAAATGGCATACAGATCATTTTTATGACAGACCAAGAACTTTAAGTTGTATTTTGCTTTTAAACAATGATTATGAGGGTGGAAATTTGTGTTTTAAAAAACCAGAAAGTAATGAAGAAAATATAATCGAAACTAAGCCTAACAGATTAATTATATGGCCTAGTAATTTTTTATATCCTCATACTGTAAAACCAATAACAAAAGGTATAAGATATTCAATAGTATCATGGGCACTATAAAAGATATAAAATATAAAATTATAAAAAACTTTTTAACCAAAGAGGAAGTTTCGTTATTACTTGATTATTGTATAATTAAACATAGATTTAATTTTGAAAATTTTGATGACAAAAATAAAAATTGTGATTCTTTTTTTTATGCAGATCCATTAATGGAGTCATTGTTAAAAAATAAAAAAGAAAAAATGGAAGAAGCTACAAATTTAAAACTCTTGCCTACATATTCTTTTTGGAGAATGTATACAAAATTATCTGATTTACCAAAGCACAAAGACAGAGAATCATGTGAAATAAGTGTAACTATTCAAATTGGATCGGATGGATCTAATTGGCCAATTTATATGAATGGTAAACCTATTACTTTAGAACAAGGAGATGCTGTAATTTATTTAGGAATGGAATTAGAACACTATAGAAATGAACTTGAAGGTAGTTGGCATGCACAAGCTTTTTTACATTATGTTGATAAAGATGGTCCTAATAAAGAATGGTATTTAGATAAAAGAAGAACTCTTGGCCATATTATAAATTAAATGAAAATTAATTTAGAAATTAATACTGTAGAGAGACAATTTTTTTTTCTAATCGGACAAGTAGATGAAGATGAAATATTTCGAAATTTAATACAAGAAATAAAAAACAATGTAAGTGACCTTAGTTATAAAACAAATATAAGGGGTAATTTTACAGGTTTTAATCATTTAAATAAAAATGAAAGTTTTATCAAATTTATAAATTTAATAAAACCTCAAATAAAATTTATTCATGATCATCCTTTTTTTATCTCTGCTGCTTGGGGTCATAGTTTAAAAAAAGGAGAAGAAGTTTTGTCTCATACCCATGTAGGAGTTACGGGCTTTTCAGGTATTTTATATTTATCAGATAGTGATTCAGGCACTTTTTTTTCCGACATTAAAAAAAACGTAATAGGAAAAAAAGGTAGATTTATTTTATTTAGTCCTTTTTTACATCATTTCGTTCCTAAATTGGAAAAAGATGAAACACGTTATGCTATTGCATTTAATGCTGAATCTGTTAAAAATTGGTAATTACAAAAAATGAAATTCAAACAATACAAAAAAGACGGTTCTGCAGATATAATTTTTTCTTTTAGAGAAAGAATAATAATATTATTAAAAGGTAAGCTACATTTTAGTTCAGCGAATTTGAAACATGTAGGTAATTGGTTAGTAAAAATTGTTTCAGATTGGCATGCACATTTTAGTTCAGAAACTAAAAAACAGAAAACAAATGTAGACCAAGATGAAATTAAAAGTTCATAATAACTTTTTAGAAAAAAAAGATTTCAAAAACATACAATCACTTTTAATTAGTGATAATTTTCCTTGGTATTTTAATAAACGTAAAGTTGTTAATGATTTTGATAAAATATATAATTTTCAATTTACGCATATTTTTTATAAAGATTTTGAAATTAAAAGTAATTATTTTGAGGTTTTAAAGCCACTAATTAATAAATTAAACCCCATATCTATAATTAGAGTTAAGGTAAATTTAACGACCCCTTATACCCAAATTGTATCTCATGCCTTTCACACTGATATAAATCAAGTGCAAAATCGTGACAAAGATATAAAAGTTGGTATTTTTTATATAAATACAAATAATGGAAAAACTATTTTTTCTAATAAAACTGAAATAGAAAGTATAGAAAATAGATTTATAGAGTTTCCAATCTCAGAAATACATGCAGGGACTACACATACAGATACGAAATCAAGAATTGTATTAAATATCAATTGGATTTAACATTAATACTACTCTTTAATACTAGAATTGTATGTAGTATAATATGTTATGCCTTTAACAAGAGTAAATATAGCCCCAGGGTTTAATAAACAAGTCACTCAAACAGGAGCCGAAGGAAAATGGACTGATGGTGATTTTGTTAGATTTAGATATGGTCTTCCTGAAAAAATTGGAGGATGGGAACAAATTTTAGAAAGCACTTTAGTTGGTGCTGCAAGAGAACAATTTATTTGGGCTGATTTAGATGGTAGAAAATATGCTGCAATCGGAACTAATAAAATATTAGCAATATATTATGAAGGTGCTTTTTTTGATATTACACCTTTAGGCGTTGCTCTTTCTGGATGTACATTCGATACCGTAAATACATCAGCAACTGTAACTGTAAATAAAGCAGCTCATGGTTTAGAACCTGGAGATATATTTATTTTTTCTTCAGTAACTCCACCATCAGGAGCTGGATACACTGCAGAAAATTTTACACTTAATCCTTTTCAAGTTGTTACAGTGCCTAATAGTGATGAATTTACTATAACGATGGCAAGCGCAGCTGGGACCACGGTCAACGGATCAGGATCTGCCATAGTAACTCCATATATAAAACCAGGTGCTTTGGGTTCAACATTTGGATTTGGTTGGGGCACAGGATTATGGGGTGGTGGACAACAAGTATTCAGCACATTGAATGGATCACTTAGTGATGACACTGCTGGCACAGGAGGATCAGGGACATCAATTACACTTTCATCAACAACTAATTTTCCAGCTACTGGGACTATTAAAGTTGGAGCTGAATTTATTTCTTATACAGGTATATCAACTAATGATCTCACAGGAATTACTAGAGCTGTAGCTGGAACAAGGTCTGCTCACTCAAGTGGAGCAGGTGTTGAAGTATTTACAGGATGGGGTATTGAATCGTTATCACAAACATTAACAGTAGATCCTGCATCATGGTCATTAGATAATTTTGGTGAACAACTAATTGCAACAATTAAAAATGGCCAATCTTTTTCTTGGAATCCAATTAACTCTGATTCTAATGCTTTGAACACAAGAGCTACAATAATATCAAACGCACCAACTGCATCAGTTATGTCATTAGTTTCAGATAGAGACAGACATTTAGTTATGCTTGGAACAGAAACAACAATAGGCACACCGGGAACACAAGATAAAATGTTTATTAGATTTTCTGATCAAGAAAATATAAACGACTATACGCCAACATCAGTAAATACATCAGGAACTTTTAGAGTTGATTCTGGAACAAAAATAGTTGGAGCAGTTAAAGGTAAAGATTATACTTTTATTTTAACTGATAATGCAGCGTATGTGATGCAATTCGTAGGTCCTCCATTTACTTTTTCGATAAGACAAGTTGGTTCTAATTGTGGATGTATCGGACAACATGCAATGAAATATGTCAATGGTATAGTTTATTGGATGGGAGAGTCTGGCGGTTTCTTTGCATTTGATGGTACTGTTAAATCTTTACCTTGTGCTGTTGAAGATTTTGTATTCACAACAAAAAATGGAAACAATTTAGGTATTAATTATTCTGCAGGTGAATCGGTTTATGTTGGATTAAATCATTTATATGAAGAGATCTGTTGGTATTATCCACAAGCAACTTCTGATTTTAATGATAGGTATGTTTGTTATAATTATCAAGATGGAACATGGGTGACAGGCTCCTTATCTAGAACAACATGGGTAGATGCAAACTTATACGAAAACCCTTATGCAACAGAGTTCAATTCTACAGCCACTCCCACTTTTCCTACAGTTCAAGGAATAACAAATATTAATGGAGCAACAAAATATTTTGAACATGAAAAAGGTGTTAATGAAGTGGACACAGATGGTAATAAAACAGCCATACCAGCTTTTATAGAATCTGGAGATTTTAGTTTAAATCCTGATGGAACTAACGCTGAGTTTTTTATGAGTATGAGAAGATTTGTGCCAGATTTTAAAACTATTGAAGGAGATGCTCAAGTAACTATTTTATTAAGAAATTTTCCTTCTGATTCAGAAAGCTCTTCTCCGTTAGGACCGTTTACTGTTACTTCTACCACACAAAAAGTAGATACAAGGGCTAGAGCTAGATTTGCAAGTTTAAAAATTGCTAATACCTCTACTGATCAAAATTGGAGATTTGGTACTTTTAGAGCAGATGTACAACTTGATGGAATGAGATAATGGCTAGAGTCGATATAGTAATACCCGAACCTACACGTATTTATACAGAAGAAAATCAAAGACAAGTAACTCAGTCTTTACGAACGATGCAAGATAAGTTAAACACTTCTTATCAAGAAGAATTAAAAAATGAACAAGATGCTTTTAATTATTTTTTATCATGACAATTAGATACAAAAATCAAGGTTTTAAACAAGCTAGTACAGGCAAGACTACAGTGTTTACATGCCCTAGTGATGCAACAGTTATAGTAAAAAGTGTTTATTGTTCAAATAGTGATGGCTCTTCTGCTATTTTAGTAAATATGAATTTAATAGACTCTTCTGATTCAAGCATCGAATACGAATTTTTTAGGGATGAAGTTGCTGCTAAATCACAAGTTAATGCCACTCCTCAAGGTTTAAATTTAGAAGCAGGTGATTCAATTACAGTTCAAGCAGCCACGGGCAGTAATACAATTCAAGGTGCTATAAGTTATGCACAAATAGATAGATCTCAGGAGAATGGCTAGACAAAAATTTACACATTTTGTTCCTAGACCTAAACCTCGTAAAAGACCGAGAAGACATACAAAAAATGTAAACAAAAAAAAGAAGTTGCAACATAACAAAAAATATAATAGACAAGGACGGAAACAATGAGTGATTTACCAAAAATACCTGCAGAGGCAATTGAAATCATCAAACACAAAAGAACAGGAAAGGTGTATAATAACAAAGCTGATTTTGATGCTGATGTTGCTGATCCCAACACTGATACTACTCAAGATGATTTTAGACAAGATCTACAAATAAAAGTTACGAGAGCTGGAAATATTGGTGCTAAAACCAAAAAATGATTTTAAAACAAGTTGAAAATTTTTTTCCTAGACTTGATTATTTATTACCAGAAATAAAAAAAATAAAATTATATAATCAAGCTGATTACAATGCATTATTGCAAAAAAAAGATACTTGGCCTGGTTTTAGAAGCAAAATGTTAAAAGATGAAAATTTATTTTTTTATGAACTTATTAATACATTATTGTTTAAACATAAACTTCTAGAAAAAGGAGGTTATGAAATAAATTCATTTTTACATTTAAGACTTAAAGAAGATGAAGAAAAAGATTGGATTCATAAAGATTATCCATATAATTTTGCATCACTAATTTATCTCTCTGAAACAAATTTTAATTCAGGTACACGTTTATACGATGATGATGAAAAATTAATTAATGAAATTGTAAGTGTAAAAAATAGAGCAGTTTTATATTCTGGTGATTATAATCATAAAGGTTATGGACATTATGGTACAAATGTGCAAGATGGCAGACTAACTATTAATATATTTATAAAAAATTTATAAAATTATGGAACCTAGAGGTGCAACTGAATTACAACATGAGTTGCTAGAAAAGTATGTATCAAAAGACTTATTAAATAAGTTTCAAATATGTACATCTATTCCAGGAAAAGTGCCATTAGATCCTAATAAAATAAATATTCTTTGGCAAAAGAATTCTTGGGATCAACCAAATCTTCAAAGTTTTTTTAGAAATAAAGATCGTCATCATGAATATGATTGGTATGTTTTTAACTCTCATTGGTGCTATGAAAAATTTAGATATTTTTTTCAAATACCAGAGGATAAATCTATTGTAATTAAAAATGGTGCAAGTAATTTTCCAAAAAGAAAAGTTTATAAAAAAGACGAACCTATAAAAATTATTCATCACTGTACTCCTTGGAGAGGATTAAATGTATTATTACTTGCTATGCAACTGATAAGGAATAAAAATGTAACTTTAGATGTGTATAGTTCAAATGAAGTTTACGGAAGTGATTTTGCAAAAAGAGTAAATAAAGATACAGAAGCTTTATTTAATCAGGCGAAAATATTATCAAATGTAAATTATATTGGATATAAACCAAATGAATATATTTTAGAAAATATGTCTAATTATAATTTATTTGTATATCCATCTATTTTTGAAGAAACTTTTTGTGCTTCAGCTTTAGAAGCCTTATCTGCAGGTCTTCATGTTATAACAACAAATTTTGGAGCTTTACCAGAAACTTGTGCGGAATGGCCAGTATATGTAAATTACACTAAAAATTTAGAGCTATTAGCTCAAAGTATAGCGGGAGCTATTGATATGGCTGCTAACTATCTTCACACAGACACTATTCAAAACCATTTAGATGAACAACAAAAATATTATAAAAAATTCTATAGTTGGGAAAAAAAGAGTATGGAGTGGAAAAATTTTTTAGAAGGAGCCTTACATGTCAAACAATAAATATATTAATGAAGATACATATCAAACATTACAAGAAGTAAATATAGAAACACAATCAGATTATCAAAAAGCTACTGAACCATTATGGTTAGAAAAAGTAGATGAGTTTAAAAATATTGAATTATTTGTTGCTACTCCAGTTCATAGTGAGGTTTCAATACATTACACACAAGCCCTTATTGAGTTTCAACAAATGTGTTTTAAGAAAAAATTAAAAGTATCTTTTCATTTAATAAAATCATCTTTGGTTACACAAGGCAGAAATTTATCAGTAGCTGGATTTTTAGAGTCAAAAGCAACTCATTTATTATTTATTGATTCTGATATTTACTTTCAAGGTAAATCAATATTTTCTATGTTGAAAGCAGATAAACATATTATATCAGTGCCCTATCCTTTGAAAACTTTAATGTGGGACAAAGCATTTAAAAAGATGCAAGAAGGTAGAATAAAATCTGCAGATGATATTAGAAGAGCATTACATACATATCCTATGAAAGTGCCTAA